CGTGCTTAAAACCCTGTTGACGTTGACGACTCGGTTTCCTTCGTATGTGCCAGTCTTGCCGATATGCACTCCGTAAATAGGATCGTTATTAGCTCTCTCGACAAAATAATTCGGGGCCGGACTCCACGCATATTCCGCGTCCTTGCCGTACATGATCGAGAAGTTTTTGATATATATCTTCTGCTCAACGGCCGATCTAACGCTTATAGCGTCAACGTGGCCGAGCGCGGAGAACGGGGTTACTTCGCTGTAATGGTTCCAGTCCTCGCTTGCAGGAATTAATCTTGATAAAGAATTGAGATAAAAATCATCTTCTGACCTGTAATCAAATTCATAGTAAATATCAAAAGCGTTACCATCTTTGCTTACCATTTTCTTGATAAGGTCATAAATGATTATCCACTGATCTACATCGCCGGAACTAAAAACAATCTCGCGCTCTTTTGATGATGTTTTTTTGGCGTAGTTGACGTTTACATCTTTGCCGAATATAACGTCTTTCTCATACCCCATCCTTTTGCGAACCTTGCCCGGGACGTAACGGATCATGTTTTCCGCATTAGGAGAACGGATCTCGTCAATGTTCGCCCCGGTGTTCGTGAGGTCCACACCTAAGAACTGATCTATATTAAAAATGCTTCTTTTGGGAGAAGCAGGAACTTTGAAAGAAACAGCCATTTTTTAAATCCATCCACTTGTGCTTGTAAATTTCTCGTATGCCGATAAGTTTGCACTGTTTACAAGGCGGTCGAAAGCCACCTCAGTTTCGTTGCGGTATTGAGTTGACACCCCCATATCGTCGTCCTTGTATAGCTGTGAAGCCATGTATAAAGGCAAAATCGCATATACTTCGGGATCAAGCGGCAGCTCATATTCATCTTCTGTGTCTGCTGTTAATAGAACGGGATATGCCCTGTAATAGATCGTGAAGTTTCCAATCATATCGCGGTCTAAAACAAGTGTGTGAGTGCCTTCTTGATAGAAGTCCGATGTTTGAAGATACTTCTGATAAGCGCCTTCATAATAGATACCCTGCGGGTCTATCATGTAGAAGTCGGGTGCTAACTCTTTGAGGTCGTACTTTATCTTCTGTCTAAAAGGTACAACGCTCTCATCGTCAGCAAATGTCTGTGAATATATCGCTATATTCTTTAGACCCATCGGGTAAGATGTGGTAAATTCAAATTTAACGGGTTTCTTCAAGGTATTTGCGATAAGTCCCTTAATCGGCTCATAACCCGTGGTTTCGATAGTGATTGAGTCTGCAATAGCACCGTCAACGTAAATATCGCAAGTACCAGTTCCCGATACTTCAAAGTAATAGGATTGTCCTTCGTCAACCTGGTATGAATATGTGTCCGAAAATTCGTGTATAGTGTTAGCTTCCGTTTCAGAAACGAGATTAGCTATATCCATCTGCGCGATCTTGAGTTCCTTTGTGATGAACTTTCCGGCAGTGGCAAGCATAGCCAAGCCTTCGTTCGCGCAATGCGGCATAGCAGCGATATATCCTAACGAAGATTCGTCTGCTACTATCCTATCGTCCGCTGCAAACATCTTCTGTAAAACCGCAAGTTTTAAATCATACCATGTAGCCATAACAACCCCTTATTTATCTAAACGTGCTATAAGGTCTGCTTTTGACCCTTTAGCATCAAGTCCCCGGTCTGCACAAAGTTTTTTAAGCTGTGCGTAGGGCATTGAAAGATAATCGACTTTATCATCGACTACCTCTTTAACTTCTTCTTTAGGCTCTTCAACAATAGAAGGGGTGGACGAGGTTGCCCCCGTCCAAGTCCCTTCGTATCTGCCATCGTCAAGAACCTTAACTACTTTGTAAACCAAGTTACCTTCAAGATAAGTTTGGCCTACTTTAAGTCCGTTAGGTATCATACGATCTCCCCCTTATGAAAGGCTCTGTCCGTTCTGTGCGCCGCCCATTACGAAAGCTCTCCAATCATAGAAGCCTGCACTCCATCTTGCATAACCACTCCACTTGAGGTTGCGGCTATTGATGTCTACTTCATTAGCAACGTCAAGTGCTACTCTGTCGTAGAATACGCCAGCGTTAAGCTCTCTCTGTGCTTCCGAGGACATAAGGATGTAAGGTGCTGTTCCTGATGCTGCTTCCCATCTGTGGTCAACGATAAGCTGCCATACGCCCTTCTGTGTGTTGATATCGTTGTTTGCTGATCCAACGATCTGATCCGAATGGATGATCCTCTTGAGAAGGTCCTCAAGTGCCGGTGTGTTGCCGGGGATGATGATCTTATCGAACGTGTAACCCATAACGTTACCCGACTGGTTCTTGAAGTTACGTCCAACATTAGCAAGTTTGTAAAGCTGCTCTGCGCTTGTAAGTGCCGTTGTGAATACGTTACACTGTGCAGCAACGCCTGTTCTCTTGCCGGGATGATCTGTTGCGAAAAGTCCCTTTCCATCGCCAGTAGTCTTGTCGTAAGCCTTGCCGCCATAAAGGAACTCTGTGCCTTCTGAAACGAGTGCGTCCGATGCGAACTGCGCTCTTGATCTCTTGTAAGCACGAACAAAGTTTGCAGCAGCGATCTTCATCATATCGATATCGCCGTCGTCTTTTGCTTCGCGTGTGCAAGTAAAGCTCTTGATGAACTGAACGTGTTCGATCAGCTTTGAGAAGCCCATCTGAACATCATCTGCTATAGCGTTATCGCCTTCGGTTACTTCCTGGAAGTTTCCGAACTCGGTCATGCTACCCTGCTTTTCTCCGAACTTCTTTGATGTCTTTACGTTGAAGAGAGCCTTTACAAGCTCATCATCCTTGTTTTTCTCTGTATCTGTGTCCTGGATAACCATTGACAGCTCTGTGTCAATTACCTTCCAAGCTTCGTCATTAAGACCGCCATGTTTACTAAATGTTACAGCCATGTTTATTTCCCCCTCTCAATTATGAAAACTTACCAACAACCTTTGCGCCGGATGCAGCACCGCCGGAAAGAAGCTCGAATACACCACTTGCTGATGTAGCCGTAGCCTTTTCTCCGTCTGTCGTAACCTTAACGCCTGCCTTGAGTGATGCGCCGGAAGCCGCCATAAGCGTTTCAAACTCATACTCGGGGAAGCAAACGATACAAGCCAGCTTATCGCCGGTCTTTGCAACAATGTCCTTGCCCGAATAAACAAACTCGGGTTTTCCCGTGGTTGTGATAGCCTTGCCCGTTGTAGGATCATAGTTTACAAGGCAACCATGCTTGTAAGTCGTGCCGTTTGTAGCTTCGACTTCTTTCTCGATAGGAGAAGCGCTGTTTTCGCTTCTTAAAAACTCAAATGCCATATCTTAATTCCCCCTTAATTTAAGTGAAGTTTGCCTGCGACTGATTTATACAGTTCGCGTATCTGTTTCTCTGTTTTACCCTGCTCTTTCCACCGGCTCATTATCTCCGAAGGTACTTCCACATCGTCATTTTCAGTGGCAACGCCCGTACCCTGCGAAGTCAAATGCGATTTACCGCGCATCTGATTGATCGCCTGCTGTCTTGCCGCGTCATTAGTTTGGTGCATGAAGTTGTCAAAGTTGACCATCTTGTATGCGTCCACAAGGGATGCCCCTCGACTAACGCGGTCAATTATCTCGGGAAAGTTAGGTAATGCGGCAAGGTCTTGTATGCCCTTTATGTTCGGATCATACTTTCCTACTTCCGCTATATCCCGTTGTAACTGCGCTTCGGCTTCGTTCATTTGAGTTCTCTCAAGAACTTGCTTTGCCTGCATTACAACCGGGTTTTGTGCAATCATACGATCGATTATTTGGGGATCAACTCCCTTTTCCTGTAACTCCTGTTCGCTTGCCTGCCTTTGCTGAATAGACAAAGCTTCGACATAATCACGAACGCTCATTATGGGTTGCCCCGTGATCGGATGCGTTACACCCTGACACATAGCCGCAATCTGTTGATTCATGGCGTTCATTTCGCCTTCGTATCTGCGTCTTGCGTCTTCTTCTGCCCTACGCCTAATCGCGGCATAC